ATGCTGCGGGAATACAACTTCGTGTACTTGCCCATTACATGAACGACCCTGACTATACCAAGACCCTGCTTGAGGGTGACATCCATACCTTTAACCAGAAGGCACTGGGTGAACACTGCAAGGACAGGCCAACAGCCAAGACCTTTATCTATGCTTGGCTTCTTGGGGCTGGTCAGGCCAAGGTAGCACAGATACTGGGGTGTACTGTGAAACAGGCAGGGGATTCGATGGACAACTTCCTCAGGTCTATTCCTGCCTTGAAAGAACTGAAGAGGAAGGCTGGCATGGCAGCACAGCGTGGGTATCTTGTCGGTCTTGACGGGAGACGGATCAAGATTGAGTCAGAGCATAAGTCTCTGTCTGTCTACCTCCAAGGTGGTGAGACAGTGATCATGCGTATGGCCAATGTCCTCTGGTACAACCGTGCTAAGAAGGATAAGATCAAGTTCAGTCAAGTTGTATGGGTACATGACGAATGGCAAACAGAAGTGGAGGAGACAAGGGCAGAAGAACTAGGCAGACTACAGGTCAAGGCCGTCCAAGACACAGGGGTTTACTACAAACTGAACTGTCCATTGGACGCAGAATACAAGATTGGGTATAACTGGGCAGAAACTCATTGACATCTGTCCTGTCTAACACTACACTATAGATCTAATCAACTACGCAACGCTAATAGACCCTCTGGGTCGTAGGAGAACTACAAATGGCTACTGCATCGAAGACTATTTCTGGTGAGTTCCGTTCCACCGTTTACTTCGCACATGTACAAGAACCTTCCCAGTTCGGGAACTATGAAGTTAACGTAGCGGTAACTCCTGAGATTGAAAAGAAGCTTATCGAACTTCGCCTTGACAAGAAGATCAAGGATGGCAAGGAGCGGATCAATGATGGTGGTAAGTACATCACCCTTCGTAACTCTGTCGTTGACCTGAAGGGGTTTGAATCCGAGATGGTTATCCTTGACCAGAACGGTAAGAAGACCAAGGCTCTGGTCGGTAATGGCTCTGAGTGTGTTGTGTACTGGCGCTCGTACGATACGCCTAAGTATGGCAAGGTCATCAAGCTTGGCAAGATGATTGACTGGGACGAGGATAACAAGAAGAAGAAGTTTGCCACCCTCAAGGTCATTGAACTTGTCTCGTACGAGAAGCCTGAGGATGAGTTCGCTGCTGCTCTTGCAGAGGAAGATCCTTTCCCTGCCTCTGCTGACCTGACCAAGTCTGCTGAGTTTGAGATCGAAGCCTGATCCAAATGGCTGAGAAGACACCATCATACGAAGACCTCAGGGTACAGGACTACTACTACCCTGAGGATCTTAACAAGACAACCAAGGGGGATTCTGTGGAGTCCCCCTCCCACTATCGGTCAGGTAATATCGAATGTATTGACTATCTCAAGGACAACATGCCCTTTGAGACATACCTTGGCTACCTTGAGGGGAATGCAAAGAAGTACATGCACCGCTGGAGGTACAAGAAGAAGCCTCTAGAAGATCTGAAGAAAGCGCAGTGGTATCTTAACCGCCTTATCAAGGAACTAGATCATGGATCTTAACGAGTACCAGAAGCAAGCATTGGATACTCTGATGTTCAACACAGAAGAACATCTGACGTATGGTCTTGCTGCTGAGGTTGGTGAGATCATGTCACTGATGCAGAAGTTTGCCCGTCATGATCCACGATACTGGACTGATGGTGATCTATTCGGAGACAAGACACCGTTGATGCGTGAGAAGCTCTACGGAGAAATCGGGGATGTACTCTGGTATCTGTCTTGTCTTGCCAGCCACCACGGATTCCCCATGTCCTCTGTTGCCAAACATAATCTGGAGAAGTTGGGCAAGAGGAAGACTGAGGGTAAAATCCAAGGAGATGGAGACTTCCGGTGAGGAATAAATACGTCATCGTTACTCGTCCTAATTGTGCATGGTGTGACAAGACCATGGATCTGCTTGCCGAGTATGAGAGGGCATACACAGTGTTCAGCGTGTCAGAGTACCGAGATCTTGTCCCATTCCTGCGTGAGCAAGGACTGAAGACAGTACCTCAGGTCTACTACATGGGTACACATATCGGTGGATACGAAGAAACTTTGGATTGGTTGACAGATGGCCAGCATTAACACTCTAGTAGAAGACATCTATTCCCTGCTTGAGAAGGGGGTAGAAAGAGATATCTCCACAGACTGTCACATGTTTGGTCATCGTCTGGCCAAGCTTATCCAAGACAGACTTCAACCCAAGGAAGAGAAGCGTACACTTCGTATGTCTAACGTGGGTAAGCCTGATCGGATGTTGTGGTACGAGTGCAATCCCTCTGTCCAAAAGGAAGAGTTCAATGGACCTACCTATCTTAAGTTTCTTTACGGAGATCTTATTGAGGAAATTGTACTGTTCCTCGCAGAAGTTGCAGGACATTCTATCAAAGACAGACAACGTGAGGTTAATGTTAATGGGATCATTGGTCACATTGACGCTGTTATTGACGGTGTACTGGTTGACGTAAAGTCTACCTCACCTCACTCGTTTAAGAAGTTCAAGGACGGTACCCTAAGGGAAGACGATCCCTTTGCCTACCTTCCCCAGTTGTCTGGCTATCTTGACGGGACAGGTCTGAAAGACGGTGGGTATGTGGCTGTGGACAAGCAGAACGGATACATCACTGTGATGCCTCTGGAGGACACAGACAAGGTTGATATCAAGGACAGGATCAACCACATCAAGGAAGTTGTGGCACTTCCTGAGCCACCTCAACGGTGCTTCTCACCTGAGCCTATGGGTAAGTCTGGTAACCTCAAGCTCCCTCCGGGATGCTCTTACTGCCCATTCAAGGTAGAGTGTTGGAAGGACGTTGGACTGAGGAAGTTTATCTACTCAACTGGTCCTGTCTGGATGACACATGTTGAGAAAGAACCTGATGTACTAGAAGTCGATGTATAAGTACGGACACTGGGATAGTAAGACAAAGATAGAAGTTGAAAAATACTTTGGCTTTGTCTACATGATTACAAACAAGATAACTCAGAGGAAGTACATAGGTAAGAAGCAGTTTCATTCCTATCGTAAGAAAAAGAAAGTAAAGGAATCTGACTGGCTTACCTATACTTCTTCCTCTCAGGAACTAAATCAAGATATCATAAACTTTAAGAAGAACAACTTCAAGTTTGAGATTCTTCAACTTTATAAGACAAGAGGTGGTCTTGTATATGGAGAAGCTAATCTACAGCACAAGTTCGATGTACTAACATCTTGTGATAAGCATGGAAACAGAGAGTTCTATAACGGACAGATAGGAGCAATCAAGTTCCTTCCTAAAGAATACTACCCTTAGCTCAGTTGGATAGAGCAAGTGCCTTCTAAGCACTAGGTCGCACGTTCGAATCGTGCAGGGTAGGCCAAGCTGGTATAGCTCAGTTGGTAGAGCAACCGCCTTGTAAGCGGTAGGTCGTGGGTTCGAGTCCTACTACCAGCACCATTTACAATATAGAGGTAAGTATGAGACATCTTATTGCAGTGCTTGCCTTAGGTCTGATGACAACCACAACACAAGCAGAGGTAGCTTCTTGGTATGGACCCGGGTTTCATGGAAAAAGAACCGCTAGTGGAGAAATTTTTAATCGTAATGCTCTTACTGCTGCTCATCGTAACTTACCTTTTGGTTCCAGTGTACGTGTATGTCATAGGAAAAGATGTGTCACAGTCAGGATCAATGACCGTGGTCCCTTCATCAAAGGGAGATCTATTGATCTGTCCGAGGCAGCAGCCCGGAAGATTGGGTGTAAAGGAGTATGTCGTGTGACAATCAGGAGGATCAAATGAACGACTATCAGAATGACTATAAGACAATGTACGAAGAACTCCGGGCCTTGGTCAGACTGTACTTTGAGATTAAGTTTGATGATGGTACTGACTATGAAGATGATGAATGGGAGGATATGTTTGATAGCACAGAACTAGATCTCTGTGTTGCTGTTGGTCTTATTGATGGGGATGAGCTAGAGTACGATGAGTAAAGTTCACTTGGTCGTGCCTGACCCTCATGCCACACCGGATGAGGATATGCACAGGTTTACCCTGCTTGGTAAACTGATTGCCAGCATCAAGCCTGACACAGTTATCTGTATCGGTGACTGGGCTGATATGCCTAGCCTTTGTTCTTATGACCGTGGGACCAAGGGCTTTGAGGGACGTAGGTACAAGAAGGACATCGAAGCTTCTTGTCTGGCACAGGAGATGATGTTCCGTCCTATCCGTGAGACTAAGAAGAAACTCCCCCGGTTCATCATGACAACAGGGAACCATGACTATGCACGTATTGAGAAAGCTATCCAGAAAGATGCTGTCTTGGATGGAACCATCTCCGTACAGGATCTACAATACAAAGACTTTGGGTGGGAGGCTTACCCTTTTCTGGAGCCTGTTGAAGTCGATGGTGTATATTATGCTCACTATTTCCCAACGGGCGTCATGGGTAGAGCTACAAGCGGTGAACATCAGGCGTATACCCTACTCACCAAGCAGTTCGTCTCCTGCACACAGGGCCATACTCACACTAGAGATTTCGCAGAGAGGACTGGACCTGATGGACGAAGGCTTATGGGACTTGTCGTAGGTTGCTACATCGACAGGAAGCATGAGTACGCAGGAGAGGCTAACAAGATGTGGTGGCCCGGGGTTGTGGTGAAGAGAGGAGTACAGAACGGGATGTATGATCACGAATGGATTTCCATGGACAGGATCAAAGATGAGTTTAAGTAGACGAGGTTACGATGTCGTTCGAGCTTAAGCAACTTATCCTCGACAGGTTTTCTGTACTGGAACTTGTCGAGGCTCTTGACCTAGACCCGGAAGAGTTCTATGATAGGTTTGAAGACATCATCTTGGCTCAACTAGATAAACTTAAAGAGATCGACAATGGGCTGGA